CATAGCTTCAGGAGCAATAACTGCAACCGGTAATATTATACCTGGTGCAGATGATACCTATGATCTTGGAACTTCAACTGCAGTATGGCAAAATTTATATACTGGAGATTTACATTTATCTAATCAGTCTAAAAATGAAGGAAATATTGTGGACGGAACTAAAGGAAATTGGACTTTACAAGAAGGTAAAAATGATATATTTATGATAAATAATATATCTGGAGAAAAATTTAAAATTAATTTATCTAAGATAAAAGGAGATTCATAATGGGAGTAGTATCGTGCGGAACTACAATGTTAGATCAAGGAGTTTTCCAAAATATTGGAGCTGTCACTTGGGACACTACAGCTAAAACTGCAGGGTTTACTGCTGTAAGTGGTAATGGTTATTTTGTAAATACAACTTCAGCCGCTATTACTGTTACATTACCAGCTGGATCAGCTGGATCAATTGTAGCACTCAGAGATTACGCAAACACTTGGAATACTAATAATGTAACAATTGCACCTAATGGAACAGATAAAATTGGTGGTGTTAATGTAACTTCAACTTTAGATATACAAGGTCAATCTGTGACTTTAATTTATATAGATTCAACTAGAGGTTGGCAAGATATAAATGATTCTACTTCAAGTGTTCAAGGTGATACTTATATAACAGCAACAGGTGGAACAATTACAACATCTGGTGATTACAAAATTCATAAATTTACAAGTCCAGGAACTTTTACAGTTTCTAGTTTAAGTAGTAAGCCTGCTTTAAATAATGTATCTTATATGGTAGTAGGTGGTGGTGGTGGCGCTAATGGAATGACTCCAAATAATTCTCAAGGTGGCGGTGGCGGTGGAGCTGGTGGATTTAGAGAATATAAAGATCCAGCAGATTCTTATACAGCAAGTCCTATAGCAGGATCGCCAAGTATTTCAGTTACAGCAACAGCTTACCCAATTACAGTGGGTGGAGGTGGAGCTGGAGGAGCGGTACCTGTTGGTGGTGCAACAGGATCAAATTCAGTTTTTTCAACAATTACAGCCGCTGGTGGCGGTAATGCTGCAAGTGGTTTTGGTACTAATGGTGGTTCTGGAGGATCTGGTGGAGGTGGAAATGCTAATTCAGGAACTGGAGGAGCAGGTAATGTTCCACCTACTAGTCCTTCACAAGGTAATCCTGGCGGTACCGGTAGTGGTGGTGGTCCACAATATGGAGCAGGAGCAGGTGGAGGAGCTACTGGTATAGGAGGAAATGGAAACCCTCCCGGAGTTAATAGTGGTGTAAATGGAACAGGTGCAACGACTTCAATATCAGCTACACCAACTTTATATGCAGAAGGTGGTGGTGGAGCTAATTATGATAGACCAAATGATCCAAATCATTCACAAGGTAGTGGAGGAAATTCAGGTTTTGGTCCGTATCCTGGACCTAATAATAATGGAGAAAATGGAGTAACTAATACTGGTGGTGGTGGTGGTGGTGGATCATCAAGTGGACCAGGAGGAGCATCAGGTGGATCAGGAGGTTCAGGTATAGTAATTATTAGGTACAAATTCCAATAGTTATGTATTTATTAAAATTTAAAATTAATATATAAGGAAAAACATTATGGCACATTTTGCAAAACTAGGAGCAAACGGAAAAGTTATTCAAGTACTAACACTTGATAATAAAGATATGCTTAATGCTGATGGAGTTGAAGACGAAGCAGTAGGTCAACAATATTTAGAACTACATAATAATTGGCCTGCACAAATGTGGATTCAAACTTCATACAATACAGCAGCCGGACAACATAAAAACGGTGGAACTCCATTTAGAGGAAACTATGCAGGTATAGGTTATACTTGGGATGAAGATGATCAAATCTTCTGGCCTAAAAAACCATATGCTTCATGGGTAAAACATATTGCAACTGCATCTTGGAAATCTCCAATCGGTGATGCACCAGCATTACCTGCAGAACAAACTTCACAAAATCAAGCTAATACCCATTTATGGTCTTATGAATGGAATGAAGAAGGACAATCTTGGGATTTGACAAATAACAAAGCTTAATATATATCTGGTGGTGGTATGCAAAAGAAAGTTTTAACAGAGCAAGCTTTATACATTGGTGATGTTTCAATGCCGAAAGGTTTTGAAATAGATAGAGATAAATTATCAGGCGACATTTTACAATCTACATTCACAGATTCAGAGTTTCCATTTTCAAGAACTTGGGATATGTTGAATACTTACATGAGAGAACATGTAAATGTAAAATATAATTTTCAATTAGTTAATAAAAACACTTGGGGAGATATTTATAGACCTAATCAAATATCACAACCTTTATTAAATATTGATCCAGTAGATTTAAGAAACTCACCTGATTACACTTTATTATATGGTGTTAAAACTAATAAATGTATAGTGCGAATATTCTATGATGACAATAGAAGAAAAGGAAGAAGTTGGGACATAGAATTGACAGATAATATGTTCATTATGTTTCCATCAACTAATATGTACATTATCTCAAACAACCAGAAAGATTCATTAAATTTTATACAGACAATAACTTATGAATATATCTAATTATTATTGGTATTTTACTTCAGCAATACCACCAAAACTTTGTGATGATATTATTAAATATGGTTTATCACAAGCAGAAACAATGGCAAGAACTGGTGGTTATGGAGATAGGGAACTTACTAAACAAGAAATAAAAGATATGAAACGTAAAAGAAATTCAGATTTAGTATGGCTCAATGACCCATGGATCTATAAAGAATTACACCCATACATTCATCAAGCAAATAAAAATGCAGGTTGGAATTTTGAATGGGACACATCAGAATCATGTCAGTTTACAAAATATAAATTAAACCAATATTATGATTGGCATTCTGATTCTTGGGATAAAGTTTATGATAGAAAAAATCCTAATCATCCGGAACATGGTAAAATTAGAAAGCTTTCGATGACTTGTCAGTTAACAGATGGGTCTGAATATGAAGGTGGTGAATTAGAATTTGATTTTAGAAATTATGATCCCCATATGAGAGAAGAAGCTAAACATTTAAAACAAGCAAAAGAAATTTTGCCAAAAGGATCTATTATTGTATTTCCTTCATTTGTATGGCATAGAGTTAAACCAGTAACGAAAGGAGTACGATATTCATTGGTTATGTGGAACCTTGGATATCCATTTAGATAACATGTTTATAGAAGAATATTTTAAAACACCAATATGGTTTGAACAAAAACCTGAATTTATTAAATCTCTAAATCAAGCATCTAACCAATATATCAAAGATGCCAAAAAAAGGGAAAAAGAATATATTAAAAAACATGGTGACTTTGGAAGATCTTATCATTCAACTCCACTTGTAAATGATAATAAATTTTTAGATTTTAGAAATTATATTGGTTTAAAATCTTGGGAATTTTTAGATTGGTGTGGTTTTGATATGCAACAGTATACCACTATGTTTTCAGAAATGTGGGTACAAGAATTTGCTAAAAAAGGTGGTGGTCATCATTCAGCTCATATTCATTGGAATCAACACGTATCAGGATTTTATTTTTTAAAATGTTCTGATAAAACATCATTTCCGATATTTCACGAACCAAGAACAGGTGCACGGTCAACTAAATTAAAATTAAAACCAAGTAATGGTATATTTCATGGAACTGAATTAGTTCATTTTAAAATACAACCTGGAACCTTAATTATATTTCCTGGATATTTAGAACATGAATATGCAGTGGATCATGGTGTAGAGCCATTTAGATTTATACATTGGAATATACAAGCAGTACCTAAAGAGATGGCTAAAGATGTCATTTAAGAAAAATAAATATACAATTATACGTCAAGCAATCTCAAAAGATTTAGCTACTTTTATTGCTAATTATTTTTGTATGCAAAAACAAGTTTATGATACATGTAGAGCACATAGATATATTTCTCCATATGAAACTTTAATAGGTTATTATGAAGCAGCTGATGAACAGATTCCAAATACTTATAGTCAATATTCTAATATTGCTATGGAAACATTATTATTAAAATGCCAACCAATCATGGAACAGGCAACAGGATTAAAATTATATCCAGCATATACTTATGCAAGAATATATAAAAAAGGAGATATTCTTAAAAGACATAAAGACCGATTTAGCTGTGAGATATCTACGACTATGAATTTAGGTGGTGATGATTGGCCAATTTATTTAGAGCCTTCTGGAGAAGTTGGTAAAAAA